TTCTTCCGAATTTAACACAATTCTGCCATGCTCGAACCTACCTTGTAAAGCCCAGATGATTCTGTCTGCTTTTTTTCTATTCCCGTGGGTCAAATCTATAATGTGAGCATAGGTGTTGTTCTTTCGCATCAAGTCTGAAAGATAAGGCAAAACAGCGTTCTTTAACGCCCCCCTCTCTATCCCCACACTTAAAGGGCGGTAGTCCCGAATAGCAATCAATATCTTGGAGGCAGTCTCACGGATGTCCCATCTTCCGTGTTCAATCTTCTCAACAAACCACTTACCATCGTCTGTCACCTTAACGATTGAGATAGCAGACTCGTCCAGACGCTTCTTAGCGTTAGCGGCTTGTTTGGCAACTTCCTCAAACCCCGCAAGGTCAACAGCGATGTAATAGCTTCCATGTTCAGGTTTAACCCCGTATTTGATCCATTCTTCTTTGAAAATATCCGAACCCGCATTGGTGAAAGAAGCCATAAATTCTTGCTTGAAAGCGAAGGAACTCAGGGTCTTTTTAGCGGAATCTATCTCTGCTTGGTCAATCAGGGGGTTATCAGCAGTGGTAAAGTGCCAACTCTTCCAATCAGGGTCATCTTCTGACTCACCTAGTTTGAAGGTGTCGTAGAACCAGTTGCGTCCTTTGGGAGTGCCGATAAAGAGTGCTCTTCCCCGTTTATCAGATAGAGAGGCACGAATGACCTGTTCCCATGCTTCGGGTTTAATGTCAGCAACCTCGTCTAGTACGGCATAGGTCAAGCTAACGCCACGAAGGGTATCAGGTCTATCCGCACCACGAACGTATATCCTAGCCCCGTTTATCAAGGTAATGTCTAGGTTATTTACATGACTACTCTGAATAACCTCTCTACCAAGGTCTAGCAGTAAGTCCCAGATGATTTGTCTTGATTGTCCCATAGTGGGACTAACGTAGAGAACCGCAGAGCCTTGTGGACACTTGAGTCCTTCAATCAGTAGGGTAACTGCCGCCATACGTGACTTACCGCATCTACGCCCAGCAGCCACAACCTTGAACCGAGTCGTATCCTTAAATACCTCTTGTTGCCAAGGAAGTAGAGAGAAGTTCAGATCAGCCATCAAAGTACTCCATATCTGTGGGTTTAATCGTTATTGAAGAACTAATAGACCAATCATCACTCTCTAATACGTTTCTTAACAACTCAGTCAACTTGTCTTTTGGAACTAACAAGTCTTTGGTTTCACAGTACTCAGGTCTGTTTACAGTAAGAATCCAATTAACCATATTTAGCCTCTACATCTTCAGGTTGTTCAGTGTCCACTACCAGTGGCTCTTGTCCCAAACCAGTGATATTGATGGTTACGGCACTTCTCTGAGACTTATCCTTTTCAAACAAAGAAACAGGTAGAGTCCTATCCAAACACATCTTAAGTGCTACTAATTGGTGAGGATGTTCATCATTAAGGGCTATCTCAATAACCTTCTGAGCCACATCCTTACCACCACTCCTAATCATTAGCTCTTTAAGCTCCTTCAGACGTTGATGGTCTGTCTTAGGTAGTACAAGGGGTGGATTGTCAGCAAACCTCTGTATGGTCATCTTGACACTTCCCTTTGGTCTTCCTCTTCCTCTTTTTTCCATTTTGTCCTCCTTGGAATGGATTAGTTTATTTTAGCTTTTTCAGAATGGGAGCGGGTACACAAATATCTACCAACCCAACCTACCCCCTCCCCCCCCATACATCTCACCACCTAGGGTTTCTACCTACTCGTTTACCCTATCAGGGTTTACCCTACTGATTATTTATACAGTGGTCTAAATGCGAATGATTCTTATTTGCGTTTGTAAGAGCATGAAAGAGCGATGCACCTTTTTTGATGTACTTGAATTGATCTAGTCTTATCTATCCCTTGTCTATTACCCTACTGGTTCACTTGATACGGGCTATCTGTTTTACTTTGATCTAGGTTAGTTACTAACCCTATTGTCTCTAAGGGGCTATCCGTTCTATATCCGATTCCATGCAAGTAATGGTAAAGGCTCAATAGGTTTTCAAAACCCTGACTAATATTGCCTTGCCCAGCACTTAGCAATATTTGCAGCTTAGGGTTATCCAGCTTGCGTCTAAATTGCACTGTATCTACCTTAGGCGGGCGGGCCATTGTTTAACCTTAAATAAATAATTTGAAATAATTGTACTTTATTAGGGTTTGTCCTAATAGTTTTTTATTTTTTAGGCCATAAAATTACTTTACTTTCAATAGGAAAGTGCAATTTATAGGCGTTACATCATGAAATTTGCTTTTATCCCTAAGGGCCAATACACAATAGGCCAAATTATCCAAGTACACGGGCAATCTATGCGTGTTGAAAGCTACACACACACGGGCCGCAATCTAATTGCTTGCACATTAGACAATGCACCAAAATTCCAGCGTGTTGCGTGTATTTGCACCGATTCACCCTCAATTTTAGGGGTGACAGCATGAACGATCAATTTTTAGACTATGCCGCTGCCCTTGCAATAGCCCTTGTGCTTTGCATAGGTTTACTCGATTATTTTGACGTTTTGGTCAAATAATTTTCTTTTCTTTTTTAATAGGCTATACATCATGGACAAAATCACACAATCAATAGAATCACTCAATAGGGCTAAAAACGGGGACTCATTAGCCAATTATCAGGCAATCATGCAAGGTTTTGCCGATAAGGGAATAGCAGCCAATGACATTATTCCCCGTGAAAACGTGTTTACTTACAATGCCTGGCTTGCCCTTAATAGACAAGTTCGTAAGGGTGAAAAGGGCGTGAAAGTTGTTACATGGATTCCAGCAAAACAAAAAGACAGTGAAAGTTCTTTCATGCTTTGTAGGCGTTCTACTGTTTTTCACATTTCACAAACTGATGCGATACAGTGATTAGACTGTAAACCCTTAGTAATAGGGGTTTATGGCCTAGTGTCTCACTGGGGTTTTTTCAACATTTTATAGGCGTTCACAATGACTAAACAACAAATTTTAGCCCTTCAATCAATAGGCAAGGGAATAATTGAAGCTGCAAATATTGATTCAATCGGTGCACCTAGTGGCGTTATCTATAGTGCTCTCATGTCACACGGGGCTACTTTTAATCAATTCCAGCAAATAATGAGCACGTTAGAACGTCATGGTTTTTTATCGCATGATGTTGACGCTAACACTTATCACGCTACTGATGCGGGTTTACAGTGGGCTAACAAGGTTTAAGGGGCTAAACATGACAACTATCACACTACATCAAAAAACCGATAATGACGGATGGCAAACCATAAAATCATTGCCTATTGATAGCGCACAATGGTGCAAAATTGATAGAAGCTGGATAAGTACTCTTATAGAATCGGGTTCTATGGTTATCACAATAGGACACACAATGTATTCTATTGATAAAAACTAGGGTTTATCCCTATTGCCTAGGGGTTTCATGCCCCTAGAATCTAATTTTTAATTTATAGGTGTTCACAATGACTTTTTATCAAGCTGCAATCGACAATTTCCCCGAAGATCAAGCCACAATAGACGCTGATTTTGCCTTGAGCTTATTTGAAACTGAAGGCTCAGACTACTATCACCAGTGGCTTATCAAGGAAAGATCAAGCGTTATTCACAATACATTCAACGACAATCAAGCTCAAATTAAGCGTTACATTGACCGCTTTAATGAGTTGACCGCTGATAAAACCCGCTTTTATATGTAATTTTATAGGTGTTAAAAATGCTCACTCTACACAATTCAAGCAATTACGCTGCATATCTGGCTAACAGTGCTGGAATCATTGTCGAATCAACTCGCAAGGCTGGCGGTGTCAACATGAAACCAGATCACCCACAATTTGCCGACTACTTAGAGGCTTTTCGGTCAGCCATTGATCTACATGAGGCCGATCTACTTTGCAAAGCCCTTTTATCCTAATGTTTAGACTGATAACCCTCTAATTGGGGGTTATTGGCCTAGGTGTTTCCCTAGGGTTTAATATTTTTTAAGGTTCAATATGAAAAAAGAACGCAAATACTACATCACAATGACCGACAAATTCATGTCGGGATGGGGTGATGCTACGGGAAAAATCAATAAATTAGTTATTGAATGCGAAAATCCAGATCAAGCATTTTTGATAGAGAAAAACGCACGAAAACGCTATGAAATGAAATACGTCAATTTTTGCACTACAAAACCCTCTTATCCAAATTCCCATTATCTGACAAGCTGGAAAAGTTTTGCAGATATGGGCGGCCCTTGGATTCAAGCATAAAGGGGATAAAAATGAACACTCAAAAACTTGAATGGCAGCCACTTTGGGATGCAATGGAAGCAAACCCTAGCGAATGGATTGAAACCACTAAAAAAATGTATTGGGATATGTTGGAATCAGTGCCGCCACGTGCTCAAAATTCTAGGGGCTTTTTAGTGGGTGAACCACTTAGCGACAATGCAGAGGGTTATCCAATTTATTCATGCTTTAAAAAATCAGGGGATAACTATTACGCTAAAAATTTAACACTTTCAGAATTTAGGGCGGAAATATGAGCCAAATTGAAGCACTAACACAATGCCTAGTTTTGGCCTTAACTGCACCTAGTGACCAAAAAGCGCAACAAGCTGCCGAATTAGCGGAACAAATAGCCCACGGGTTGACCAAAAAACAAGTAAACCAGTGCAAACAAGCTGCAATTAAATTATGGGGTGAACAATGAAAACTTTTCAACTATTTAGAAACGTGTCTTATGAATATTTTATTGAAGCTGAAACATTAGAAGAAGCCAAAAATAAGATAATGACCGAAAACCCTAATTATGAAAGCGAGGAATTGATTGAATGGGTTTTTTTAGACGAACACGATGGGGCAGACTGGAAATATGAGCCAGTTTTGCAAGTAAATTGATTTATGCCTGTATTGCCCTAATCCTTAGAATTCTGTCAGGCAAACGCTAAACCCTCAGACCCGCACTAAAAAGCGGGTTTTTTTACGTCTATAAAAAGCCCTTGTTTAAGGCTCTAAGGGGCTTAACCCTTCCCACGCTATTCCTTAGTGCCTGAAAACGGCTTAAAAGGGGCTTCTAGTCGTTTCTTGGGGCATTCCCTCGCTTAGTTTGCGTATGGTTTCATTCAATGCTGACAGTTCATCCATTTTATAGACGTTCCATAACCTACGTTGACCATGTATTCCATTTAATGACCCTCGGTGACAATCTGCACAAAGTGGCATTGATGTAAACCATTGACCCTGATTTATTTCATGGCACTCGCTGGGTGCTGATGCTTCACAGATAATGCAAGGCATACCCTTGATTCTAGCAATATGTAATCTCTCACTAGCGGTGGGTTTAGCCTTGTTTTTGCTTTGCATTATTGGGTTGCTTTAATCTCTAATCTAGCGTTATATTGCATCGTTTGCCATACAGTTATTTTTGCCTGTGCAGCGGTCATTAACCAGCGATAATTTTCTTCCCTTAATACTGCATCCCTTATCCCTTGCAATATCTCAATATATTCTGCATGAGCATAGGCAAATGTCTCTTGTTTACCTAAAACCTCAGTTCCCGCTTGTGACATTAACTGGGCTTTTTTTGATTTAATAAAACCCTCTAAGTACATTCTGTCCGATTTAGCCTCGGCATAAAGTGGTGCTGTAGTTATTAAATATTCTATGGCCTTTTGTGGATAATCCATTATGTTTGCCCTCTTTCCCTGATTGCATCCATGTGAACATAGCCAGTTGAAGCATCCAAAATTTCGATTATTTCATTGCGTTCATGCTCTGCTACCAGTTTGGCAAAGTGTATCAATATCTGTTGACAAGTATCAATTTCTTCATCAGCAAACCCTGCTTCTTTTGCCATGCGGATAATGCCTTCTATGGTCATACATCCTCCATTTTGAAATTGAGTTTGTGATGCTGGAAACGCATTGCTGCTTCGCACTCTAGTTCTTTAAATGACTCATCGCTAAACAAACCGATGCAATTACGCCCCTCGAACCAAACTTCCCGAATGGACTCGTTAAATGTGTCGTCATGGTCTTGCTCGTATTCATAGACCACTGTTACCACTTCGCTACCCGCACCTACTGTTGTGTCAAATTCCCATGTATTCATAATATTCACCCTTGTTAAAACCTTTAATTTACTCTTGTTTGTTTGTTTTTCTATTGGGACTTACCCTTAGATAAGCTCTTCTTTCACCATTACTTCAACCATGCCAACAGTCCCGTAAACCTTCGTAGAATGAAGTGAAACAATCTGACTGTCATCTACAAAAACAATCCCGTTCATCCCATCAAATACCGCTTTGCAGAAGTTATCTATGTCACTTTTCTTTGTTGGGCGTTCCTCTCCTGATAAACAGGCTTGAGTTCGCTTTTTACTGTAACTAGCGGGAATCGGTAAGGTTATGTAGATGTACGCTCCCACAGGGGTTTCTAGGGGTTCGCTACTGCCCATTGCCACTTGTGCTGCCTCGCTGACCTTAGTTTCATAGTCAACAGTAGTTTTAGGACTGTAAGTTGACACAAATTTGCCCCTTCTAGCAAACCTTGGCCTACCCTTGGGTACTGGTGTTCCTTCCACCATAAAAGTCACCATAAAGCTCATAGCAATGTCCCGTCTTTAATTCTGTTCATATATTCCCTTATGCGATCTCTAGCACCAGTGCCGTAAATTCGTTCTGCTCTCTCCAATCTGCCACGCACAAAGTCTCTATCCTTGTTTGTCTCCCAAGTGCGGTAGAGTTCTCGGGCTTCTGCTTGTTCGAGGATTACTCTGTCACCAGGGTTTTCTTTATTGCGCCTACTCCAAATCACCAGTAAGCTCCAGTGCTTTGTTTATCAGGTGGAGAGGGTAAGGCACTCCCTCACGCACCTTGTCCAGTAGTTTCATTGCGTCTGCATGGCTCATGCGAAATCCAATGATGTTTGAGCTGTGCGTTTCTTTTGTAGTTTTCCATACTCAGGGTTTAACTCGCAACCAATGTATTGCCTACCAAGGTCTTGGGCTACTTGGGCGGTAGTTCCTGACCCCATAAATGGGTCTAAAACAATCCCTCCAAGTGGTGCGCCAGCAAGAATGCAGGGTTCAATCAATTCTGTTGGGAAAACCGCAAAGTGTGCTCCTGAATATGGCTTTGTCGTTACTGTCCAAACGGAACGCTTGTTTTTAAATTCTCCAGTTTTACCAGAAACAGAATTGGCTTCTGTCCCCCTTCTTGAGTCAGTCCTAGAGCCTCTATCATCTCCAGCATAAATAGCAGGTTCTTGGATAGCCTCAATATCGTAATAATATTTATGTGATTTGCTTAATAAAAATACATACTCATGCGATTTTGTGCATCTATCTTGTACAGGTTCTGGCATAGCATTTGGTTTACTCCAAATAATGTCCTGACGCAAATACCAACCATCTGCCCTCAAAGCAAACGCAAGCATCCAAGGAATACCTATTAGGTCTTTTGTTTTCAAACCAGTGGCGTGTAACTTGTCTAACTTTCTGTCATTGGCTGGCATATTGTTTCTGCCCTCACGCTGATACTCAGGGCTTGCTCTGGCGAAACCATTGCTGTTGCAATAGCTGTCACCAATGTTGACCCATAGAGTGCCATCGTCTTCCAGAACATCCCAAACACATCGGAACACTTCGACCATGCTTTTTATGTAGTCATCAGGGGTATCTTCTAAGCCTAATTGCTCATCAATGCGTTTAGCACCACAGAGATGGCAGTTTGAGGATGATCCTCCTCTGTGACCAACTTCTGGACGTAGAACTGTGCCTCGCTTGGGATCATTCCACTTTGTAGGCATTGAGATAGAGTGCTCACAGTCAGGATCGCCTCCTTCCCACTTAGCAGTCCCATAGTCTCGCAACCCGTAATAAGGTGGGCTTGTTATACAAGTTTGAGCCTTAACGCCTTGTGATGCCCATTTACGCATAATCTCTCTGCAATCACCAAATTCAATCTTGTTCATACATTTCTCCTTAACTCAGCCATTTTTGCCAACACTGCAAGCGGAATAGGTGCGGCTTTTTTCGCATCTTCTGCAATCTTCAGCAAAGCAGGGTCAGGCTCATTTGATGCTGGAACTGTGAGCCTTATGTTGTCGGCAGGGTTTCCTTTTTTCGCAACCCACTCTGCTTTGAATGCTTGCCAACCACGCACAATACATTCCTCTAAGGCTTTCTCAAGTGTCCAACCTGCTAAGTTGGCTTCCTCTGAAATCTTGTCAATGGCTCTTTGGGTTATCGGAGCTTTCTTGGCTTTCCTCAAAGATTTGAATTCCTGCCAAACAGAATCAGAAACACCGCTAGGTGGTGCAACGCTAGTTGCTGTATTCTTTATTGGTTTATGGTTAGTGGTTCTTGGTTCTTGGTTAGGTGGAGCTTCGTCTACGACTTGTACACGATTCGTGCGTTTCTCTCTACGCTTTGCTTCTCTTTCATCAGCGATTCGTTTGTTTGTGTCGGCATTTTTCTGATAGTGAAGTAGCTCTGCAAGTATCCTATCTTGCACATAGCAACCATCTTTATCAAGCGTAAAGAACCTACTGAGAACAAACTTTACCGCCTCAACTTCAGCCTCTGTTGAAGCCCAAGTCCATTCAAGTGCTTGTTCTAATGTTGGGAATAGTTCTCTGTCATAACACGAATCAATAAGAAGCGTGTACGCTCCGTGTTGAAGCATTGTCAAACGACCCGCTTTCTTGGCATAGTCGCCAAGATTTCTCTTGTAGTAGTGCATACAATTTCCACTTTAAAAGCCACTTAGAAGCAAAGAAACCTCGGCAGAGGAAAAAGTGGGAACCCTTTTCGGTGGGATAATTACTCCCCACCTAGCCGTGTTTCAAAACATTATATCAAATGAACTGATTATTAGTTATTGCATTTTTGTAATCTTGATTACCATTTAGTAATCTTCTAGCTTGGGCATTCATCACCGCATATTCAGACTTAGAAAAGATACCAACTGCGTTCCTTATGTCAAACGGGTTTAGCAGATCACGAGGTTCTTCTACCTTTTCAACCTCAACCATGTGTGGCTCTAAAGTGTACTTACAAACCCAAGAACGTCCTAACTTAACTTTTTCAACTGTAATCTTTTTCTTGCGAAATAAATGTTTGCAAGCAGCCACGATATGTAATCTTGGGATGCCTGTCATATTCTCTATTTGGTATGAGTTTAGCGATCCATTTTGCAGACATTGGATGATGGCTTCTTGGGTCATTTGTAAAGGTTCTCCAGATTGATTTTGCGGTTCAGGTGTAGTTCTAGTGTTCTGCCAATTAAAGCGGTCAAAGTAGCCTCTGTGTCCTCTGGTAAGTTGGTATAAGCGTCAGCCATTGTCTCTGCATAAGCAAGCAAGGTTTCGGCACATTGGAGTTCAATTTTTTCGATGTTCATACGCAAATAGTAGTGTTGTTTTTATGCAAGTCAATAAGGGTTTATCCCTATATAAAAGGCTAAAAAGGTGTGGCACATTATGGGTGTGGGCAAACAGTAACCCACGCTTAACAGGAGTAAATATGCCGATTCTTAATGGAAAAAAGGTTGTAGACCTAGAGATAGATGGAGTAGATAGCAGAGACTTTCCAGACTTCTCTGATGCCTACTTTTCAGGTGGATGCTATGAAGATGGAACACCACTAACAGAAGATGAGTTGAATAAACTTACCGATCTGGCGGGTGATGTTCTGTGGACAATGGCTTACGAGAGCTTCCATTGAAAAGCCTATTCCGAACCTATGTGTCAGAGTTCTCAGACATACACTACTGCCCCTATTGTTTGACAATCAAAGGGGATAAAATAGTTTGCTGCCAAGAAGCAGACTTTATCGAGTTCAAGGATTTGTATCCTGAACAACAAAAAGAGATTATTCAACAAGAGTTAAACGAAAATCAAAGGAGTTAATATGTCAATAGAAGCGTTACTTAAAAAAGATGTCAATTCTCATACAGAGAAGAAAAACAACCTGACCTACCTGTCATGGGCTTGGGCATGGGCAGAAGCTCTCAAAGCTGATCCTACCGCCACCTACAAGGTAGAGATGTTTGGCGACAAGTGTTTCATGGACATAAATGGTACGGCAATGGTGTTTGTTACTGCTACCATGTTTGGCAAACCAATGACTTGCCAGTTGCCTGTGATGGACTACAGAAACAAAGCAATCCCCACTCCCGATGCTTTTGCGGTCAATACAGCCATCATGCGGTGTATGACCAAAGCCCTAGCACTACATGGACTCGGGCTATACATTTTTGCGGGTGAAGACTTACCTGAAGAGGGCAGATCAGTAGTGATTACGCCTACTCAAGGCGCACAAGATAATATTCCTCCAGAGGAATTACAGTACTTACAAGAGATGGCAATGGAATTGATTGCCATGTGTGAGCAAGGCGACCCCAAGGCAGCTTGGGTTAAGTTAGAGGGAGAGAACCTAGACGATCAACAAAAGATTGCTCTGTGGACACTCCTACCTAGTAAAGTGCGTTCAGCTTTGAAAAAAGCCAAGGAGTTTTAAATGGAAAAGCGTGATAACAGTGGTGTTTTGTTCAAATCCGACAAAATTGAAAACGAAAGGTCTCCCCAGTACAAGGGAAATATCACAGTAGAAGGAAAAGACTACTGGATTTCTGCTTGGGTGAAAGAAGGAAAGTCAGGCAAATTCATGGGGTTAGCGGTGTCTCCTAAAGAAGAATATAAGCCAAAGCCTTCTGAGCGTTCTAAAACAACCAACTTTGATGACGAATCAATGCCTTTTTGATAAACTTTCATCGGGGTGAAAGCTGTTTTTACTTTTTTGAAAGCTAGTAGGCGAGCAGTCGTAGCCCCACCCAATAGGAGTTAATAATGAGTACATTTTTTGATAACATGAATGAGACAGTCGGTAGATTCTTTGGCACACCAGCGTTTAAACTGGCTAGAAGAGAAGACCCCACAACGAGCCATCAGGCGGCTCAAGCAGTTGATACCACCAAGCTAGAAACTCTTGTCTATGAGGCTATAAAGGGCTTTCCTGACGGGTGTATTTCAGACGAGATACTAGCGATGTATCCAAACTACCCATATTCCTCAATAACGGCAAGGTATCGTGCTTTGTTAGACAAGGGATTTATTGAAGTTTCGGGTGTCAAACGAGGTCGGTTTGGCAGAAATCAACGGATTATGAGGGCAACAAAATGATTGAAAAACCACCACATTCCAAGATTAGCTACCCTTCAGTCCCTCTAAAAGACTTCAAATGGGAGTCTGGATCAGACGTTCAAACTCTGTGGAGAAAGCATGGTTGGATTCCTCCCTCAGAGAGTATGACCCCACCACCACCTCCTGAGAGAACAGAAGTACCCTTGAGGAGGGTAAGATAAATGGGAATCATCAGGACATGGCTCAATGACCATGATTTCATTGATAGACCAGACCGAAACGAGGTGCTTGAGGAGGTTGCCAAGGAGTTTGACAAGATGAAATCCTTTGGTGACACAGCACAGAGTTTTGCTAGTTTTGTGAGGGATATGAAAAGGTGTCCACCCTGTTTAAACACTTGCAATCAAGGTAGAGATTGCCCTGCGAGGATTTCTTAGGTAAGAACTTCTATCGCATGATTAATGTGTTTAATTCTGTCATCAAGACCGATAAAACCACCATTTATCTTTTTGGTCATGGTTCTGTAGTCACGGGAATCAGCATATTGGTTTAGCTTATGCGTATCCCAGAACCAACCCGCAGTTAGTGCGGCATACATAGGAGTAGCCACTAACTCGGGGTTCATAATGAGATCAACCCCCAGAGCCTTCCCTGCATGGAAATAATTAGCCGAGCCAGTTAGTTGGATACATCCTCTGCCAATAAACCGCCAGGCATCCCCTGAAGCCTCATCCCTGTTGCCCATTCGGTTGCTGTATACAGTCGTGGCAATGAGCTTTGGATTTCTCGCACACGCTTGAGCCTTGGCAGCATCAAACCTTTTAGGCCATAACTTCTGTAAAGCCTCTGCACGATAGTTCAGGTTCTCGGTAAGCATCTTAAAGTTACCGCTTTCATGCCCACATTGACCAATAAAGGCCGCTTTTCTAAGTGGATTCATGATGTCAAAACGCTCAAAAGTAGCATTTAGACCATCTAGCCACTCAGCACCAATGTGAAGTTGTTTAAGTTGCTCAAGACTTATCATTTAGCAGATTCCTTACATTCTCATATGCGTCCACACATGCATTCAATGCGGCAGTATTCTTATCCCCTTGGGCAACTATTTCTGCGATGGCTTCGATGGTTGCTCTTTCGGCATCAGAAGGTTCATTAGCCTGTCTGTCAGGTTCACGGGTTGCTTCTGTATTTGTGGGGGCAACGGGGGAACTTGTGGGGGCTTGTACGTAACTGGTGGGGCAGAGGCGCAACTTGCCAGCACGATTGGCAACAGCAAGGGCAGAAGTCTTTTGATTGATAGCATTGGTAGCCTCCAGTAATTTAGTAGCGTTTTGGTTGATTTGTTCGTTCAGTTGCTGTTCTGTTTTACGAGATTCTTCATTCTTCTTAGCAATGGCTATTTTCATATCTCCATCACGTTCTAGCCATCCATAGTGGTGTCCAACTCGGTATGTACCAAAGAGAGATACCAAGACACCCACGATTAACCAAGGTAAAGGGATTGGGAACATTATTCAGCCTCTTTTCTTGCTTGTGCTAATTCTTCACGCTCATGGTCATCTTCTAAGTGGTCAGGAGGTGTAGTGGGAGGAGGGCCAGGAGTCCAAGACTCATCCAATTCTGGGTTCTTCCAAACAGGCATAGCCCCAAAAGGTTGAGAAGGCAAACCATAGGCTGACTGAGAAGGTGCATAGGACGAGTTAAAACCGCCCTGAGAGCCTCCATAGCCCATTGGTTGACACATTGGTGGAGGGTTAAACATCTTAGAAGCCGCACCTGCCGCCCTTTTAGTCATCACCCCACCGATACCGCCAACAATCAAAAGAACAATGTCGTTCAGCATCTTGGTGTAGGCTTGGTCAATCGGGGCCATACTCTTGATAGGTTGTGTTACAAAAGTAACAGAATAAAGTAGTGCAATAACAATGATGCACAGAATAAGAGTGACTACAACCACTACAAAGCCCCAAATTCTGACCTCAAAAGCCTCTGTACTCAATGGCTCATTTTTCTGGTTGGATGTCATTGACCTTTTTCTCCAAGATAGGGGCTACTAAGTATTCTGGACACATCTGAGTAAACAAGCATTTAGGCTTTTGGCAATCAGGTGCATGAAAGTTATCAGGATTCTGGCAGGGATAGCGGTAAACATCTTTGCAGCCACTGAGCAGTAAAAGAAGCAATAGATATCTCATGCTTTGATGTCCACAGATTTAGCCCATTGAGTCTTAATCTCATGGATTTTCTGTTGTTGTTCAGCTTGTCTGGTTAGTTCTGCTAAACGCTTCATATTCTGTTGGTGGATCACTCGGTGAGCCTCTGACAACATTTGAGCATTCTGTTGGTAAGTGGTAATTCTCATTTGCTTTTCATTTTTTCGTAAATTACAGCAATGTCCTGACGATTGTGCATGATGTCGTCACGATTCTTTTGAATCTCTTTTTCCAAGTCCTGACGCAGTTTTTCACGGGCTAGTTCTGCACCAGTGTTGGTAGCTTGCTTGTTGTCTGAAGTGACCACTAGGCTGATCTTGTTGTTTAGTACAGTAACCTCATGGGATAGATGCGACAGTGAGTTCATTAAATACACTACGCAAGTGAAAAGAATTGGCAATATGGCAAATGCCACTTTTTCGATCAGAGCGTGTTTTTCATTTGTTTCAATCATTTCCCTAGACCAACCCTTCCAAGTAGAAGATTAACAATCCTGTCCGACAAATCGTCAGGCAAGAACTTTAAGAAGCCAAGAAACCATAATGCCACACACCCGTAAACGAATATCTTAAGGCACAGGTCAAAAGTCTTCTGATACTCATTCACCGACCACACCTTTTAGTGGTATCGCAAAACTCCATGAGTTCATAGATGCCAATGCCGACCAGAAACAAAACAAAAGCCACACCGCCAATAATCATGGCTAACTCTTGCATCTCTTCTTCTTCTTGTTTAGCCTTCTTATCTGCTCTCTCTAAAGCCCTGAGTTCTCTTGCATCGTCCACATCCATCTGGTCTTGACGAGCCTTAATCTTGTTCCAAACGTCAACCTTACCTGTGGTCATGAAGAGCATCTTTAACTCTTCCTCGAATGCTCTAGCCTGTTCAAGAGCCATCTCAATCTGGAGAGCAGTTCCCATATTGGAACCTTTGCCCTTCTTAGCCTCGATCAATGCCTTAGTAGCGGTACTCTTGGCATCGAACATCTTGCCAATCATCGGGGCAAGAGAACCTAAATCATTGGCGACCTTACTCGCCTTCTTAACCATCGAAATAGCTTGCTGAATGCCAGCTAGAGCCGTCATCGGATCAATCATTTCACCTTCTCCCATTTAAGACAGATAACCCTTCGGTTATATACGTCTCCAACCCAAGTCCATTTAATACATCGGTACTCTATGGTTGCCGCCCTTAGACGATCACGGAAAACACCAAACAATAATATAGCTACAAAAAATGACAAAAGCACTAATACATACCGCAGCGATGATGGCTTCGGCATAGTCTCTCATTACTGAACAGGTTGTGGTTGATTCTGTTGCATTTGATTTGCCCTATCCTGCAAAAGCCTAGCTAAACCATTTTCTTCAGCAGGTGCTTGAGCAGGTTGTTGACGCATTGCTTGTTCTTGAAGCAAGGCAGCAAGTTCATCTTCACCAGCAGTTGCTTGTTCTTGTGTTTGGACAGTAGGTTGCTCTGCACTAGCCATTCGTGGGCCGAATCGAGCAGTAGTTCCAATCATCCATCGAGCAACAGGATTTGAATTCTCCATTTTGGTCAAATCTGTTAAAACATTTGCAGACCTTGGGCTTAGTGCCGCAGTTTTCAAGAATTTAGCACCTTCAGGAGTAAGTAAAGCCTTCATAAGTTGGTCTTCATTTAAACCATTTTTGCTAAATGAATTAACAATATCTAAACCAAGTTGACCAACCTTAGATGCACCATAATTTAAACCCGCACCTAAGACAGCAGAAGCCTCTCTCACAACCTCACCACTAACGATTGGAGGCTCTGATGGTTTAGAAACACTCATTTTGCGAGTCATCAACTCAGCATCTTTCATCCGATCACTAAACGCTGAAGCATTAGTACCCAAAGCGGTAGCCAAAGCATCCTTGTCAACAGTATTTAAACCACGCCAGTTCTTAGCCATTAACTCTAAGTTAACAGTCTCTACGCCAAGAGCATTGGGAGTTCTTGCACTATTAACAAATTCATCAAATACTTGTTTGTCTAAAACAGATAAGGCTTCTGAGTCATTTTTAGACACCCAAGACCTCATTGTTCCTCGTTGAGCAGGAGTCAATTCTTTGTATGCTTGAAATAGTTGTTCTGGCGATACCTCAATAAGACTCTTGTTTTGCAAGAACTTAGGTAAGCCTTGAGCAATTGCTTCGTTATATGCCTCACTAGATTTTGCAACACGATCACGAGCTTCTGATAATAAGTTTAAAGCCGCCCTATCGCTTCCAGATGAAGTTCTAACAGCCGCCCTTAAATCTTGCTTCATACCGCCAAAAATAGCACTTGTTATGATTTGTTCATCAGAAATAGACAAGTCTTTAATTAAGTTGTCGCCAACAGATGCTTTTTTACCAAACTCAGACAAAACACCTTGAACTTGCTCAACAGTACGTTTATTTGTCATTTCAATAGGGCCAGTAGCACCCCTTAAAGCAACTTGCTCTGGATTAACAGGAACTTCTGTAGCCAAACGCTCTCTAATATTTCGTAATACTTGGACAGCACGATCAGCATTTGGTGTTGTTTTTTCAGAATATCTAGCAATCAAGTTATCAATATTTGCCAATGTAGTTGATGGGTCAACTAAAGGTATATTTGCACCATAACCTTTGGCTTTTTCAAACAAACTGCCAGTTTTACTGTCTCTCATACCAGAAAGTTTGTCTTCAATACTTTGAATAATTGCTGTTTTTGCTTGTTCTTGAGTAAGTACAGATGTTTTAGGCTCAATACCTAATACAGCTTTTTTGGCAGCACCTTCATTCAAAGCAGTAATAAGCTCTAAATACTTTGGCGACCTAGAAAGTCTTGCAATATCAGCAGCAATAACAGGGTCAGATGATGCCTGACCACGAAGCATAAACTCATCAAAGATGTTCTTGTCGCCTTCAGGAAGCAACTTCTTGTATTCGTTTATTTTGTCTTGCTGACCTTTAGCACTGTAACCTCGAACACCACCCACAACCAAGTATGGCAAGGTTTGCATGGTTAACTGAGCCGCCATGCTTTCAGGAGCAACTTGTTGAGACAGCAAACCTAAAGTACCTGCGGTAGTAAATTCAGCACCCGCAGTTCTAGCAGGAGTAGACAATCTAAACAGACTACTGCCTGGTGCTACTGCCGACATCACCGCTGGGAAAGCTCCTGCCTGACCAAGATCGTATAAACCTTTGTATCCCTGAATTTTCATTAAGTCAGGGCCACCAACTTTAGCAAGAGCGTTTACTATTCCACGACTAGATAAAGGATTTGGGTCTTTACTTTTTCTAATTGCATCATAAACATTACCCCAGCCACCTACTGCTCCAATAACACTAACAGTTGAGCCTTTTAAAAGAGATGTAACAGCCCTTTTAATCTCTTCTAGATTAGTTGTTTCTTCAGGTTGCTCAAGAACACTACGAACACCACCAGTAACACGACCAGAGCGTCTTTCTCTTTCAGCAATCAGTTCTGCTAATGAATCAGCCATGCTTTACCTCTTATCGTGGTTGTTGAGCTTGTGCGGCTCGAATTTTTGCATTGAGTTGTTCATCTGTTAAGCCAGAATAAGGTCTTGGTTTAACAGGCTCAACTGACATTGGAATTTTAGGCTCGAAACCTGATAAACCTTTGTTTTTGCGAGCATAAGTTTCGGTACGAATTGCCTCTGCAACAATATCTTGATTTTTTTGTTGCATGAACGTGATAAGTTGACGACGAGCCACAGGATTTGTTTCCAACTGTGGAATAAGTCCTTGGATAAACTCACGATCCGCATTGGAGAAGCCAGAACCCAATTTGCCACCAAGTGTTTGCAAGATAACATCACCCGCAACCTTTTGATATTCTTGGCTTCCAGCTACTCTTTTAGCATCTGTGGCAGAAGCCAAACCAAGCGTTTGAATTAAGTTAGCAATACCAACACGACCTGTAGCAAACTGCCCCGTTATTAACTCATTGTCTGGCAATGTAGCTAATTTATTAAGTGACTTAATTGTAGAGGAGGCCGTTTCCCGTGTGACCATAGCGTCAGCAACTTTTTTAGCGTCTAACTTGCCCATTTCTTTTAGAAACTCTGATTCACCTTCAGGCAATTTAACCTCTGTTTTTGATGTGGCAGTTGTTCTGTCAACACCACCTGTATAAGGAATCATCTGTTGTTTTCCATCAACATTTCTATAGATGATTTGTTGAGGAGGATTATTACCTTCTTGATATGTATAAACAGGCTCACGAGTATTGGCAGCAACACCAACTTCTTTAATCACAGGGCGACCTTCAGCCTTAGTTGTTAAGCGAAGCATCTCTGCATTAAATTTCTCAATGTAAGGAGCTGAACCTTCAGGGCCAGCAGTTAAAGCCAAGGCTTTGGCATTTTTCTGCTCGGTAGATGTTAAATCAGGTTTTTCCTTGTTAATCAAGTCTTGTAAAGTCCTTTGATAAACAGAATTAAACTGTGGAGTGCCTGGCTCAGCAACAGTTGAGGCATACGCCATTGCATTCTGTTGTTGAGGGGTCATTCGCTCACGAGTAGCTTGAGCCTCAGATGCTCTACTTGCTGACAAACGCTGTTGTGTTTGAGCCATCTCACTCTGTGCTTGACGAGCATATTGAGCCAATGCCATAGCACCTTGTTGGTCACCAGCTTGTGCCAACATCTGTGCGCCTTTTAAGATTGACTCAGGGTTAGTCTGGTCTATCTGTTGGGCAATAGTGTTTCTAGCACTGATTAGCTTCAGTTGTGGGTCTTCAATGCCCAAAGCACCCGCAAAGCCACGACCAAGTTGACCAACACTTGCACCCAACTGTGCTCTTGCCGCAGCACCAGGATCGAGTTGAGCTAATTCATAACTTCTTTTTAAGTCTTGTTGGTACTGTTGCCCCTGATACATTTCAGGAGTCATGCCAAACAGACCCGCTACGATATTACTTTCTGCCATGATGATTCCTTACGAAAATAGACCGCCAAACACATTGCCAAGTGATTGACCAAACATAGCATTAGGATTACCTGCCGCCATCAATGCTTGAGCATAAGGATTAGTAGTAGCATTTGCACTTGTTCCCAAGGCTGTACTTAATCTAGCACCGCCTAATCCCAATTCGCCAACCCTTGCACCCGCCTGAGATGCCTCTTTACCAAGAGCTAGACCCATTGTGAGTGGTTGTTGTGCCGCAGTCTCAAGACCTTGTACTTGTCCCAAAGCAGTCGTATAGGGCGTATAAGCCGCTTGTTGACCACCATAGTACTGACCCATAGCTTGTGAGCCTTGACCCAATAGACCTGCACCAAACAACACATTTTGCTGACCAAATTGTTGGGCATTAGCCGCAAGTCTTGCATCTTCTTGAATCTTTGCATTCATAAAGGCAGCCAACTCTGGAGATGTTGGAGCTAGTCCAGTACCTTGAGCAACAGATAAACCACCACGACCTTGCTGTTGTAATTGGTTTTGCAAGAAAGCATATTGTTGTTCACGACCAGGTGCTAGAAGTGCCAATTGTGATTTCATGTAATCACTTGCAACCGATTCTGGAGTTTTAGCAAGATAGCCTTGACCAAGTTTAAACAGACTCTCTGCGCCAGTTTGGAGTGGCTCAAAAGCCTTTTGTGCTCCTTCTGCTTGTACTAAACCAGACTCAGCCAACTTAACCAAACGATCTTGAGCATTCTTAGCTTCAGGACTTAGTGTGTATCCTGCGCTTGTCAACTGACCCGTTACGGGATCGACTGCAAACTGTGAAGTACCAAACCTTGTGGTCATTCCAATAGGTCTAAACTGAGCCGCTTGTTTAGCCGCAGCAGTCTCGGCATCAATCCTTTGTTGAGCCGCAAGAGCCGCTTCCTTAGACTGTTGCATCTGAAGCAAACTACCCGCAGTACCTAGTCCACCAGAAAGCAGATTAGCAAGGTTGTTTGCACCCAAACCAGTTGCTGCCGTCCCTAAAAGTGAAGCACCCGCACCAAGACCCGACAATGTTGTACCAAGGCCAGCACCACCAAGTAAAGTGTTAGCACCCAATAAACCGCCAGTTGTTAGTGCTGAAGTTCCAAGTCCTGCACCTGTACCTAAAGCACCCAGACCCGCAGTTCCCAAAGTAACTCCTGCACCTGGTGCGCCACCAAGACTTGCTAATCCTGATGAACCGCCAAGACCAGTAGTGCCACCTACTGTAAGTCCTGTACCTGTACCCATTCCCGCAACAGCAGGAGCTACCCCACTTGCTACAGCAGGACTTAGCAAACCCGCTGTACTTGCCGCACTAGGAGTACCCGCACCAATAGCTAAATCTTGAGCAGTTAATGCCGCAATTTCTGCCGCAGTTAAACCTGCATTAACACCTGTAATTAAACCACTACCACCTGTTAAAGCAGTAGTTGCTACTGTAGGTGCGCCTGTAGCCAATGCGGTAACACCCGTACCAATACCACCCGCACCGCCAACACCACCTGTAGCCAAGTCTAGTTGAGCAAGTTCAGTTGCAGTTAGGCCAGTTGTAGCCGCACCCGCATTTAATATGGTTGGCAAACCAAGGAGTAATCCCGCACCTATTACAAACTCTTTTACACCACTTTTAACTTCTTGTTGAGTGCCAGTTTGTTCTACTTCACCAGTAGATGTGTATTGGGTATACGATCCACCCGCCTTGTTATCAGTAGCTTTGTAGGTAATAACATTCTCAAGTCCACCTACTTGTTCGCTGTCACCAGAACCAGTTACTTGGTAAACAGGCTGAACAACAGTATCTCCAAGGGTAATAGTCTGTCCTTGAGGAATAACAGCCGCAGCACGAGCCGCAACCTCACCCTCTGGTAAACCAACAGCCGTAGCCATTTGAGCAGGAGACACTCCATATTGCTCCATAGCCGCAACGATCTGAGCGTCACTCATGCCTGGATTAGCAAGCAAGAAATCTATAATTTGTTGACTGGTTACGGCCATGATGTTTACTCCGCTTCTTTAGGAACTTGCGCTTCAGCCTGTTCTTTAATCTTTACGATAAGAGGCCACACGCCACTACTAGAGGGCAGTTGCCCCAAAGTTTGTAATACAAAGTTAATCTCGTTAATTTCTAACTCTAATTTCATGTTGCACTCCAAGGTGTGCCAGTAGCAGTTACAGGATTCTTCTGCAAAGCAATATTAGCCGCTAGAGCATCTTCTGTGACTTGTTTATCAACTGTTTCCCATACCCAATTCAATACTTCTGCTTCAGTAACCGAGGCATAGGGGATAGTGGGTGTTCCTGCTTGCCAAGACGCTGTGGAGTAGATGGAAGCCGTATAGTCTCCGTCAACCGCAGTTGCAGTCCAGTGACCCGTAATAATGAACCCGTTGGAGGTTTCATAGTCGGTCTGGGTAATTTTCCATGTGTATGCAATAGTCATAATTTTCCTTTAAAAGTGACGAGCAAAAGAGCCAAAGTATTTATTTCTTGCTTCATGTGCAACAAGGTTAGCAAGTTCAATGTCATCGTACAAACCAAAAGATTTGCTTTTCTTGTCAACAATAATCCTTACAGCCCATTTTTGACGTTGCTTATGCCAAACAACATTTTTAACTCCTGAAGAACTATTCTTAGCAATTTTAGAGTTTCTTATGTTTTCAGTATGTGTTGCGGCTCTAAGATTTTCAATTCTATTGTCTTGTGTATTTCCATTTATATGGTCAACAACTTTGGGCAAATAACCATGTTGCATTAAGAAAATTATTCTATGCACTTGATGGCGTATTTTGTTAATTGAAACATTTACATATATACCCGCACAACTTCCAACCTGCTTGTAACCATATCTTTCGTTCCAATGCTCATGGCGACCTTTTGTTTTGAAATCAGACAAAGGTCTAATCTTCCAGAACAACAGTCCATCTCTGTATTCAAACAATCTGTGCGCTTCATCTTGTGTCAAAGTCATATCAGTCCTTAAAGATTAGCGGCAGAAAGACGCTGACGTAGTGATTGAATTTCAGCCCACATTACAGGGATAAGTGCAGAGGCATCCATTTGCTGATACACGGGATTTCCATCTGCATCTACTGCGTCTTTTACGCCAGTGTGTGCATAGGCGGGTGTTTCGTGAGCAATGAACATTGGGCGTTCTTGTGTAGCCCCGTGCATCTTGCCCATGTAAACAGGCACAGAGTCAATCAATTCACCGCTACCAGTTACAGGGCCAGTAATGTCTTTTGCTCGGTAATCAGAAGTTGTGTTGTAAAGAACTACGCCACCTGCTCGGTTGTATGAAACAGAACCTCTAACAGTTATTGATGTCTCTGTAGCAAAATAAGTAAATTGATTGTCGCCAGTTGTAGTTGCACTCCAAATGCCTTGTGTGTATGAACCATCGGCATCTCCTTTAACAGTTAAAACTTGTCTAGCAGTTCCTAAATTTACTATTGAACTTCCTGAACTAATAGCACTCGTAGTCCCCACCAGCAAGTTACCGCTAGAGTCTAGTGAGGCGGCACTCGCTGGTGCTGAACCTGACACTTGGAACGCATCTGTGCTACCCGCAGTTCCTGCACCTTTTACTCTAAATGTACCGCTAGAGTCTATTCTGGCTCGTTCTGAACCACCTGTTGAAAAGTAGGTGTAACCAGTACCATTAGCATTTATCGCTACTGGCAGATTAGTTCCACCATTAAAACTAAATTCTGAGCCTGCATCGTAAATATAGCCACCAACTGTGTTGCTATGCTTTAGTGCTATTAAAGAGTTTGATGAGCCGTTAACTTCAATCACACCTCGACCTGATGAGCTGTAAGTTGATGATGTCGTACCAACAAGCAAATTCCCACTGGCATCCAGAGTCATCGCCTGAGTAAAGGAGATAGCGCTTCCTGCTGTGCCTGATGCGGCGTTGTACCATTGATGTTGACCTTGCACTTGGTTGTAACCACTTGCGTATGTTGAACCAACATAAGTGTAATTACCGCCTGAATCTAAATAGGTGTTCATACCTAGCAAAATTCTATCGTTGCCAGTAAATGAAATTAAAGAGCCACCACCCATTTGAAATGCTTTATAGGTACTTGCCCAAGCACTCGGAGTAACTCCCAAACCCAAATTAGTACCATCAAAGACTAGCGCAGAGCCACTTGTCAGAACCTTTGAACCATTGAGATAGGTTACTCCGTTGGCTGTTCCACCATTGTGTGTAACTGTAGAAGATGTTGTTAGGGTAGTAAACGCACCAGTAGAAGCAGTAGTAGCACCAACAGTACCATTGATATTGATAGAGGCTGTACCTGTAAGGTTAGTTACAGTACCGCTAGAGGGTGTGCCTAATGCACCATTGAACAATACTGGCGCACCCGCAGAGCCTGTATTAACCGCTAGAGCAGTCGCAATACCAGTTCCTAGACCTGATACCCCTGTAGCGATAGGAAGCCCTGTAGCGTTTGTTAAGGTTGCGCTAGTGGGTGTTCCAAGGATAGGAGTCACCAAGGTAGGAGAGGTAGCAAAGACTGCTGAACCTGATCCTGTTTCATCTGTCAAAGCACCCGCAAGGTTGGAGGAGCTAAATGAACCCAAAGATGTTGCGTTGCCAACAGAAGTGACTGCACCTGTTAAATTAGCGTTAGTTGTGACGTTACCCGCAGTCAGGCCAGAAGCAGTGCCTGTGATGTTTGTACCTACCAAGGCTGATGGAGTGCCTAAAGCGGGAGTTACCAAGGTTGGGCTAGTGGCAAACACCAAAGAACCCGTACCTGTCTCATCAGTAACCGCAGAGATTAAGTTGGCAGATGATGGCGTACCTAAAAAGGTAGCCACACCCGTACCCAAACCACTCACACCCGTAGAGATCGGCAATCCTGTGGCGTTTGTCAAAGTACCAGAAGCAGGAGTTCCCAATGCGGGAGTCACCAGTGTTGGCGAGTTTGACAACACTACTGAGCCTGTACCTGTAGAGCTAGTTACACCCGTACCACCATTAGCAACAGGAAGAGTTCCTGTAATGTCAGCAGTAGAGAGAGTAACCGCATCCCATGAAGCGTTAGTACCATCCGATTGGAGATACTTGTTAGCCGCAGAGGTTTGGCTAGGCAATAGGTTATTCAAAGCACCAGCCGCTGTGGAAGCACCAGTACCGCCATCAGCAACCGCTAAGTCTGTAATACCAGTGATAGAACCACCAGTAATTGCGGCAGCAGAGTTGTCTGTCTTAGTCGCAACAGCAGTAGCAATGTTATTGAACTCAGTATCAATCTCTGTACCTCGGACGACCTTGAGTGGATCACCAGGCGTGAGGTTATCCTTGGTGGCGAAATTAGTACTTTTTGTATAATTTGACAATCTATTCTCCTTGTGTGAGTTTCATACTCACGAAATCTTGCCGTTCTTAGACTGAATTTCAATCTTCTGAATTGACAGTTGAGTGCCGTTGATAGTGGTTTCGTAACCTGTTTGAACAATTTTACCCGCACCAGAAGCATTTACGTCTAGTGTCTTAATCAAGAGTCCACCAGAGTATTCTGCTACTCCGTACTCAGCAAGGCCGTACTCATAGTTTGCTTGTTCAGGAATAAAAGCATTGCCTGACAAATAGTTGGCAGCAAAGTCAAAGCCCCACTTGATCGTCACAAACTGGTCAGAGCCGCCAATAACGATTGCCTTGATTCGTTTGAGAATAGAAATCTGATTCTCATTACCAAGGTCTGCATGGTTGGTAAAGTAGCTCAATCGGTAAGTAGAAGTGTTATCTAAGAAACTTCCATACTTGCCAATAAAACCTAATTTACCAATGTACAGATCACCATTCCTGAGTGAGTACAGAGCAGTAGGAGTAATAGAGTCCCACTTGGTTACTCTAAAAGCACCATCTTGCAATTGCATCTTTGTATCAAAGCAAAAGACTTGACCTGTAACTGGAAGAGTCAACAAGTAAAAGGCATTCTTCTCTGAGTAAACAGACTTCAGATTAGCTAGAGTCTCTACTGCCAAAGATGAAATAAGGTCAGAACGCACATTCTTGGACAAGTCTCTAAGTGGTGCAGACTTCTCTTGGATAGTCCTCATCAGTGAGCGAACACCTGAGTCAGACAAGAAAATCACATCAGTGCCAATTGACTGAATAGTGTCTCTAGCAATGCACCCAATAGAGCCTACTGTGTCTGACAGAACCAAGGATGCGGGAGTAGAAGCACCAGAGTAAACAAGAATCTGACGTTTACCAAAGATAAAGAAGAAATCATTGTGAGCCGCTAGACCCATGATCTCGTCAGCACCATTAGGCCAAACCCTAGAAACATCCAATGTTCCTGAAGTACCACCAGACCATACATGACCCGCAATCAGGTCTGAGAAGGTAATCGTAACCTTATCTGTAGATGTATTAGCCACCCACAAACGACCAAATGCTGAGATAGCAATGTTGGCTAAAGGAACAGTTCCTACATAGCCTGACTTCTCAGATACCCGTCTAAATGTTGTAGTGCTTATAGCAGGATCAAATATTAGTGGATCGTGACCAGTTTGGAAGAAATAAGCAATGCCATTCAAAGATGCACATTGCCAATTAGATGCCGTGATAGTAGGGGCAGAACCCCCACCACCATAAGTCAATTCAGTCACTGCGTTAGAAGTACCAAGTTTGAATAGCTTGTTGTTTCCCGCAAACAGAACAGTCAAAGTGCCATCAGTTTGGACTAATTCGTGGATAACACCCACATTGTTAGAGCCTAGATTGCCTGATGAAGCGTTAACAAGAGTAAAGCCTTTACGTGCGCCAATACGACCAAATTGGTCAATCACGCAATTAGAAGCAGTTAAAGCAAAGCCAGAAGATAAATCTAGGGGCGAATCTTGCGTGTTCAGGCCATAAAAGCCTGGTGCGCTAATGCTTTGACTTTGTAGAGGAGCAGACATTAGACCGCCACAAAGTTGTCTTCAGGGTAACGAGTGCTTTCCAATGCAATAGCGTCAGATAGCATTCCACGGAACAAAGCGTATGCTTCATTAGAAGCAGTCCCTCCATCCTCACCACGCTCAATCAAACCACGAGCATAGGCACTCTGAGTCACCAAATAGTCCAATACTTTGACTGAAGTGCCATCAGCAGACAGATTAGCCTGTGGGATGGTCAAATCAAACTTCAGTGTATAGACACCATCAGGAACGGGAAACAGGTCAATCTTTGTGTCTCCACTACCATCTACCCCGTTAAAGCAGAACTCTGAAGGAATAGACTGTGATGGTGTACCGAAGTTTAACTTGCGGTTCATGTCCGCAGTAGTGGTGTTATCTAAAGTTATAACACTTGTGGTATTGATAGCATCATTGATACGAAACTTCTGACCCGCACCTGTCAAAGCGTATGAGCTTGTGCCACTGGTGGTAGTAACTGTAATTGTTTGTCCTAAGACATTCCAATTATAGGAATCTTCAATCTGACGTTTGGCATCGTTGACAAACTTGCCAACCAATGCGGAATAAGTTGTTTCTGAGACTGTAGAAACATTAGTCTCACGCAAACGGGTGAGAACGTCATTTACAAGTTCTAAGTAGGTCATGTTCGTTGTGCTCCCTGAACCTCAAATGTTGCAATAAAACTAAAGCTACTAGCAGATTGAGTAGTAATTTGAATTCTATCGCCTTCTTCTAAAACGATATAAGCATTGCCATCAAACTGAAGGTATTGCTTTGAAGTAAAGTCGTAGTTAGTAAGAATATCCAAGGTAGTAGCCGCACTTGCGTCATACCATTGAACAGTAATGTGCTTAGTCGAACCGCCAGTGTTGTGAATGTACATCACAGTAAACTTGGCGTAATAACCCGTAGGAACTGTATAAACAGTTGTCAGCGTATTTGCTGTAGGGCTAATTCCGACTGAGGTTGGTCTCACTTCATATTCCTCTTAGAGATCGCTTTAGCTTTAGCTTTAGCGTCTTCCTTGGACGTTGCGCCCCAAGCTCTAAGAGAAAGTAAAAGTCGGGTAGGCTTTCCATCTTTCATCTCAGCGCCAGGCATATTGCCCATTCGTGCTAAAAAGGATGCCCTACGAGGGTTATCTCCCGACTTGACTGGTGGTTTTAAATTGCCACCTGTTTCTGCATTATACGATGCTCTGCCTTTAGCATTCAAGCCCCCTGAAGCAGATTTTCCTTTTTTTGTTTGCCAAGCAGGAGTCTTCATATCTACCTCATCTGAATTTTGCTGTTTTCTTTGCAATTGCTTTAGGTTGGGCAACAAACTGTTTACCAGCCTTTGTGCCTTCACGCTTGGCCTTAGTGGTTGCCGCATACTCTTTAGCCGACAAAGATTTGATAGCCGCCTCGGGTAAATATCTCTCACCCGTTACAGAGGAAGGCTTACCAGACTTGGTGCGCCATTTCTGGTCGCCCCAATCTTTTAAACTCTTTTGAGGGGCTTTCATTTCATCTTTTTAGCGCATTTACCCATAGATTTGCACTTGCTAGGTGTTGGGCAACCAGCGCAAGGCTTAAAGGTTTTAGCAGCTTTGATTTCAATAATACGCATAATTTTCTCCAGTTAAGATTTGTAACCGCCACCCTTGGCTTTGTATTCTTTAGCTAACAGTTGTGCTTTACGGGCAGACCATTCACCAGGATCACCACCCGAGCCACCCGCCTTGATCTTCTCAAACAAGGCTTTACGCATGGTAGGTTTGGTGTAAACCTTTGCTTGGTTGACCTTAGACTTCATTTCTTCTTAGCCTTTCCCGCCTCAGACAAAGCAATAGCCACAGCCTGTTTTGGGTTAGTAACGACCTTTTTATTGGTAGTCAACTTGCCCTTACCAAACTCAGTCATCACTTTGCTGATCTTCTTTTGGGCTTTAGTTTTCATATCAGTACAATATCTTTGCGATGATTGTCCCAGATGTATACGCTGTGCAATTGGCTCTCAA